GCGCCGCCGCGCCGGAAAAACTGCCCGCCGGCAAATCTACGTTCGCCGCCGCCGTCAGCATCCTCCCGCCGACCATCAGCGCCGGCGGCTTGGTGGTGGCATACGGCACACGCAGACGGTTGACCGCCAGATACTCCAGGCGGATATTGCGCGCATAGCGCCCCAAAAACACCCCCAGGGGCACGGCATCGGCAGGCTCCTGTCCCAAATACAGCGCATCGCGGCGCAGGTTGTTGTAATGTTGAAACGCGGTCGGCTGCCCCGCACTGACATCGTTGGAAAGCGGATATGCCATGCTTGATCACCTCCAGTAACTGTTATCCCAGTTCATCATTCCGCTGTAGCTGCCCTCATCCACCCACTGGCTGGCGAAGTAAAGCTCACCGTTGACCTGATAATGGGTTGAGCGGGTGGTCAAATGACAGCGGACGATGATTCTGCCATCGGTAAAAATCTTGTGTTCCATGACGTGCTCCAGCGCGTACAGCCCGGTAATCGTGCCGGAGCGGGTGGTCAGGGTAATATCGCGGTGCTGGGTGATGATGTCCACCAGATTGCGGTACATCGTCTGGGCATCTTGAGTGTGGGTGCTGCCGTCGGGGTTGATCAAAGAATCGGCGATCAGCACATCGAACCACAAATGGCGCACATCCGAAAAGCCGCCCAGCGTATCGCTATAGACCTCATGATGCACCTGCACCAGCGTGCCCTGCCCGGCTTTGGGATGGAGCAGGAAGGGGCAGGGCTGTCCGCCGTTGACGGCGGGGTGCTGCAGGGTGATGTCGCAGTCAACGCCGATGACAGGCATAGCTCACTCCTCCCAGCCCCTTTCAGCGAAAGGCGAAGGCGGGATATGAGCGGAACGCGCCACCGCCGCCACCTGGCTCTTGTAATCCTGAATCAGCGTAAAACTGCGCTCCAGCAGGCGGTTCTGTGCCGGACGGGCGTTGACGGTCTCGCCCAAAGCGATGGCGCGCATCATCATCGCATAACCGGCAACGCCGCGCACCAGCAGAGAATCCAGATCGGCGGGGATGGTGGTCTCTTCGGCATCGTCCAGCCCATACAGGCGGTTGCGCACGGCGCAGGTGAGCTGAAGGCGGTCGCCGCTTTTCGGATAAGCCGGACCGCTGAACTGCAGGCAGGGCGCCCCTGCCTCCCAGTACCAGAAATAGCGGTCGGTGGGCGGGCTGTCTTCGCCTTCAAAAGGAAAAACCACGCGGCGGATACCGAGCAAGCCCGGCGGCGCCGTCAGGCGCAGATACCGCCCGCCCTCGCTCACCGTGATCACCACCGTCAGAATCAGCGGAGCGAAGTGGTCGTAATCGGTCAACGCCTGACGGCAGGCTTCGGCGAGCTGAGCGTCGCTGTAGCGCAGCCCTGCCGGGTCGCCCAGCAGCTGCAGGATGCGCGGCTTAAGCCCCGCCAGGGTGATCACCGCCGTCCCTCCTGCGGCTTGCGCGGCGCTTCCACCCGCTGCAGGGCACGGCGCACCTCCTCCGCCGTAAAGGTGTGCTTGCGCCCCTGCGAATCGATCAGCGTCAGGCTGCCGTCCGGGTGGCGGCGGTAGCCCAGCGCCCCCGTGCCGACCAGTTCACGGAACAGCGCCGGCAGGTCAATGCGCAGAAAGTCAATCTCTTGGTTGGTCGTCATCGTTATTGCCTCCGTTTCAAAAATGGGTCTGATTCCAGCCGCGGCGGGGCGCTTCCAGAGCGATGCTGGCGATGTAACCGCCCAGCGCCGCCGCCATCATCACCAACTGTTCAGAAGTCAGCGCAAAAGGCAGGGCAACGCCGAATCCCTCCAGCACAATCACCATCAAGCCGATCAGCGCCGCCCAGAACTTGCGCGAACGCAAAACGCCCCGCCAGCCCGCCGCGCCGGGGTCCACCGCCACGCCGAGCAGGTAGGAAACCACCAGAATCACCAGCGCCGCCGCCTGTTCGCTGTCCAGGTGAAACGAGGGGACAAACGACTGAACCACAAAGACCAGCAGCGCCAGCGCCAGCGTCCAGAAACGCCTTGAAGTGAGCAAAACTGTGAACATCCTCTTACTCTCCTTTCTGATCTGGAACGGCGGGCGGGGGCTGAACCCGCCCGCGCCCAAAGAAACTTGCCGCTTATGCCACGTTCGATTTATGCAGCGGGCGGAAATCGTTCACCCACACCGCCAGAAAATGGCGCACCTTCAAGCGGTGTTCGTCATTGGTAAAGACCGCCGGCGAAAGCTCGTTGCCGGCAATGTAAATCTCCGGCATCAGCCCGAAGCGCTCGCCGACGAAGATCGCCGGCGCCACCAGCGGGTCGCACACGGCTACCCAGTCGTTGGCATCCGTCCACTCCGGCACGGTGATGACATCGCCCGGCTGTCCGCGCTGCATATTTTCGCTGTAGATGCTGGCGGCGTTCTCCAGCGAAGGGTAGAGGATTTTCATCGCCGTCAACTGCAAGGCGCGCGGCACCAGCAGATAGCGCGGGTTGACCGCCAGCTTTGCACCCGTGCCGTAATAGCCGGCGGCGTTCTTGACCAGCAGGGGCTGGTTATACACCGCCGTCTGCACGGTATCCCATTCAGCAGCGGAAAGCGCCGCCGTGCGCAGGTTGGCATGACCGCCGGCGCTGGTGACCGGCGTGTTGTTAAACAGCGCCCCGCCGTCCGCCAGCGTTGGGCCGACGCCGCCGTTCAGGGTGAAAATTTCCGCCACCAGCGCCGAGATTTTGCGCAAGCCCGCCGCCGCCAGCTCGCGCGGATACTGCGCCAGCTTGCGCGTCTCATCGCGGTCAATCAGCTCCAGCGTCAGCGGAATGTAGCCGCCGTACTTCTTCCAGCTCGCCGTTTCAGGACTATCGCCGATGACCAGCTCCGGGTATTCCTGCCCTTCGCCCACCTCCGGCAGCGACCCCACCGTGCCGACCAGCGTGCCGGTGATGGCTTGCAGCGAGTTGAAATGTTCCACCGTGACAATGCGGCTCCACCAGTCATAGCCTGCCCTGCCGAGCTGTTCCCACTTGTTGACCACGATCTTGTTCAAGGCGTTCTTGACCAGCCCGCTGAAATCGGCAGTGGTAGCCAGCAGCGCCCGCGAACGGTCATAGCCGCCGCGCAGCTCGTAATCCCCGGTCAGCATTAAATACAGCTCACGGATGCCGGAAAGTTGATGCACGCGCAGGGCTTGCTTATCCGGGTCGCGCGGCGCACCGAAGAGGTCATCCACCGCCGTTTGCAGCTGCTCCTCCGTGGTGACCATCTCGCTGATCCGCCGCGGTCCCTGCACGACTCGCCCGGCGGTCAGCTCGGCGACCAGTTGGCGGGCGCGGGCGATCTGCTCGTTCAGCTCCGCCGCTTCAAACACCCGCCCGCTGAACTGGCTGCGGATCATCTCGGCAGCAGCAGGCGGCAGCGCCGCCGCCGAAAGCGCCGTCTCCAAAAGCACCCGGCACATCTCCAGCCGCGCCGGCTGCAATGGGCCGGCAGAGGTCAGCGCAGCGCGCTCTTCAACAACTTGTTCAGACATGCTTAACTCCTTTCTCGAATACGACTCCAGCGCCCGCAGGAAAGCGCCCCCGCGGGCAGGGTTGACCACCACATCCAGCGAATACACTTTGAGAATGGTTTGCACCTCCTTGCCCAGCGCAGTGAACTGCACATCGGCGGAAAAGCCCACCTGCGGCTTGGGCATCTCAGCCAGCATCTCCTGCCCCAAGCGGCGCAGGATGTCCGCCGAAGGCCCCAGCGGGCGCAGGCGCAGGCGGATGCCCTGCGCTTCTTCATCCCACTGCGGCGCATACACCACCCCCGCCAAATCGCGCACCGAGCGCCCGCCAAACGAATGGTCAATAAAACACGGCAGCCCGTCCCAGAGCGCCAACGAAGCCCGCAGCGCCTGCGGCGGAAACTGCCAGCCGTTGCCCTGTCCGGCGCTGATGGCGAGGATTTCAAATTCCCCCGCCGGGTTGGGGCTGCCCTGCATCTGAAAGGTATCGGTATGGTTCATCTTTCCTCCTCGATATGGCTGCCCCGGCGGTCGGTTTGCCTGCTGCGCTCCAGCAGCTCCTCCACGTCCACCGATTCACCGGCAAAGCGGTACACCAGCCGCAGCAGTTCGGCATCGTCCAGCAGGCTGCGCTCGCGCAGGCTGAGCAGCGCCGGCAGGATGGCGGCGGTTGCCTGTGCCAGTTCCAGATTATCGCGGCTGGAAATATCACATCCGCTGACGCGGATCGGCGCCTCGGGGTCGGGGCTGCTGCGGCGGCTGCCCAACATCTGCGCCGCCCGCCAGACCACCGCCCGCAGCAGGTCACCGATCAGCCAGAGGAAGTACATTTGGCGCTGTTCAAAGTAGCGGTAAGTTGCCCCGCCGGCGGCTTCGGCAGTGGTGCGCGTGGCGCTTTCCGGCTCTGCCAGAAAGTGCAGCGGCAGCCCCACGCCGGCGGCGATCATCTTCTTCAGCGCCAGCCCGTCTTCGCCGGCATCCTGCGATTCCAGGCGCGGCGCCAGCACCTCCCAGCTCTCTTCAGCGCTGGTGACCAGAATGCTGCCCGGCGGGGGCGGCTGAAGGTTGAGGGCGTGCTGGCGGGCGGCGCGCTCCCCCTCGCTGGCATATTGTCCGCGCACAACGAACAGAAAGGCGTTGCGGTAGCGGTTCAGCCGGGCGCGGTCTTCCAGCCAGTTGGCATAGCGCGCCAGCCAGCGCAGCAGCGGCGCCAAATCCGATTCGCCCCACTGCGCCCCCACCGCCCGGTTGACGGCGTAATGGAGCATGGCGGGCGTCTGCGGCGGCAGCAGCGGCGAAAACGCCGCCCAGGGCGCAGGGTCGGGATCGCTCAGCGAAGCCTGCGGATAAAACGCCAGCGGCTGTTCGATGTCGTTCTCGGCAGCTTCGATTTCACGAATCTGCGCCGCCGGCACGGCGCGCACGTAGGACATCCCCGCCGCGTCGGTGCTGATCAGCACGAACAGGTTGCCGCTGCGGGTCAGCTCATCGCACCACTCGATCACCCGCGTGGGCATACGGTTGAGCGGATGGTTCCAGAAGCGTTCGAGGAACGCTGCGGTCGGACGGTGCGGGCAGGAAACCGCCAGCCCGCCGCCGATGACGTACTGCGAGGTCAGGCTGACGATGCGCCGCGCCAGCGGGTTGACCCGCCAGGCTTCCAGGCACTGCGCCAGCACCTCCTGCCGCGAGGGGGGCAGGCGGTCGCGGTCGCTTTGTGCGGCGGCAAACGCTCCCAGCCGCAGGGCTGCCTCGCGCTCCGGCGGGGCAGACTGCGCCGCCCGCCGTTTCCACAAAGCCGAAAACCGCTTGAAAAATTTGTTCGCCATCTCAATATCCTTCGTCCAGTTCGTTCAGCGGGTCGGGGCGCGGGATGAGCAGCGGGGCAGCGGGCAGGCTCCACCGTTTCCGCTCCAGCACCGCCGCCAGCGCCGCCGAGATCACCAGATCGTCGTGCAGCGGCTCACCGTTCAGCGGGTGGCGGGCAGCCGCCGGCACCCCCCAGCGCAGAATGCGCCCCGCACCGGGTTGAATCTCATATTGGGTGTGTTCCAGTTGGCTGAAAAAGAGCGCTTGCAGGTCATCGCCGGGCGTGTATTCCTTCCAGCGTCCGCTTTCCACCACTGCCAGAAACTCCCAGCCCAGCGCCGATTTGGACGCTGCGCTGAAGATAAACGGGGTCACCCGCCCCGGCAGGGCCTTTTCCAGAAAGGAAGCCAGCCCCGCGCCGATGCCGGTAGCATCCACCACCACCTCCTGCGGCTTCCAGTGTTCCGCCAGGGCCAGAATCTGGGCATACAGGCGGGTGTGCTTCACCCCCGTCCAGAGCAGGCGGCGCTGAACGCGGTAGGTGGGCGCTTTGAGCAGCGGGTCGTTCAAGGTGGCTAAGTCCACCTGAAGGATGGTCAGCGCGGTGGCATCGCGGCGGCTGGCAGCGGCGGAGCGCAGCGGGTCGCCGCCGCCCTCCTCCTCCCCGGCTACATCCAGCAAAAAGGCGTAGCGCCGCCCCGCCTGCGGGCTTTCGGCGGGCGGATGTCCGCCGCGCATCAGGGCGATGCGTTCGGGCGGAAACAAGCCGCCCTGCCCGTCAATCTCCTCGCTGTAGTACTGCGTGCGCACCAGCG